ATGATGGTCTGAGCACTGATCCCGGCCGGAAGGCCGCCAATCCCCGATATGTTGGCATAGACCTTGCCGTTGCTTTCGCTCTGCATCACGACAACCATGCAGGGCTTCCCGAGGATCGAGGCTACATCAAAATCCGCCGCCTCTTTTTCCGTGAACTGGCGACCACGCCAACTTTCGAGCGTGTGGCGTAGCGTGGATTTAGCGTGCATCGAGGCCGTGTACGTCTGGCTGATCACGGCCGGCTGGTTGAAATGCTTCCCGTCTTTGTCCCATTCGACGCGGTCGTGCGGAAGCTGAAAGCGGATAAGTACCTGGCGTCTGGTTTTAGGATAAGCGCCGGAGCCCTCCTGGAGGCCTAGATCCACCACCATGTCACAGACCCCGATATGTGTGCCGGCGGAAACGGGCTTGAAATCGCCGGTCCCCGAATTCGTTGGAAGCATCAATTTTCCCATGGGTTGCCGCCCTCCTCAGATGCGGCTCAGTAGGTATGCGAGGGGCTGCCAAAGCAGCACGGTGGCCACTAAGAAGAGCAGGAGACGCGCCAGCACGGCCCCAAGCTTGGTGAAGGCTAAGACGCAATAAATCAAGATCAGGATGCCCAGGGCCGTCTCGAAGGCGTGGACGGTGAGCACGGACACTCCCAAGATCCGCCGCTCGATTGCGTGGGGAGTCATGGTCAGTCCCCTTCCCACCGATTTTGATGGAATTCGCGGATATCCTCTTGGGTCATGGCCGGGGCGCGCCCGTCGATTTCCGCCTGGAGTCGGTTCCATGCCCGGTTTGCGGATATGGCGGCGCGAATGTCACGGATGGCGACGGTCAGCAGATAATATCCGGCCACAAGGGCAACGATCAGGAAAAGGGTTGTCATAATGTCCGCCTCCTCAGAGCGGTTGAATCGATGGCCGGGTTACGTACCGGCCCCTGCTACCACGCAGGACGCTCCGCTTGCCCTGGAGAGGGCGCGGCGAAGGTTAAGACCAGCGTGCGCGGAAACCCCACACATCAAATGATGTCCCGCGCGTCCTGCGACCCCAGGCATGTTCGGCAGCATCACAGGCCTGCGCTACCGTTGAGCCCGTAACCTCAGTGTCATCACCATCGGCTGTATACCAGCGATAGGGATACTTGCTCCCATCGTGGATGTTGCGGAGGTTGAGAATTACGCGCACACCATCTTGGTCATTGTGATTGATCGATGCGGTTCTGATTGCCTTTGTCATTTCTAATCTCCATGAGGCTGGTTGCCTCTTATGGTTTAAATGTAATCTATTGTGGAAAAGAAGTCAAGATTACTTTGGTAACGCGGATAGATCTGCTCTTTTCAGCTAAACACTTTCCGTGCTACGCTTTGCCATGCGGATCGTGGCGGACAACCCGAAAGTCCAGGTGCCGGCGCCGGCGCGGGTCTATCTCTATGAAATGGGGGTCTTTCCCGTTTTTGCGGAGGACACGCGGGAGCCGAGGCTGGTAGGCTACGTGATGGAGCCGACGCGGCGCTATGTGGATCTCCGCATCGGACCAGCAAAGGCAGCCTGAATGGCGAAGGCACATAAACCTAAGAACTTGCCGCCGGGCAATGCGGTCGCGCGCAAAAAGTTGAGTGATCTCACCCAGGATGCGAAGAATGCCAACAAGGGGACCGCGCGCGGAAACGCCATGATCGAGAAGAGCCTCCGGGACTATGGCGCCGGCCGCTCGATCCTCTTGGACAAGCACGGCGCCATCATTGCCGGCAATAAGACCGCTCAGAACGCTGCGGCCGCAGGCCTGGACGATGTGCTGGTGATCAAGACCGACGGACGCCAGCTTGTCGCGGTTCAGCGCATAGATCTGGACCTGAAGGACGCGAAGACCAGGTCGCTGGCGATCACAGACAACAGGGCCAACGAGGTATCGCTCAGTTGGGATGTGGACGTTTTGAAGGCGTTTACCGCGGAGGGCTTCGATCTGGCTCCCTTCTGGAATGCAGATGAGCTAGAGGATCTTTGGCCGCAGAATGCTGAACTCCAAACGGACGAGGATGAGGTTCCGGCCGTTCCGGTCGAGGCTGTGGCTAAGCTTGGCGACCTGTACATCCTCGGCGATCACCGGCTGCTGTGCGGAGATTCAACCGTGCTGGCGGACGTGGAGCGGCTGATGGGCGGCCAGAAGGCGGACATGGTGTTTACTGACCCGCCTTATGGTATCGGCTATCAGCACACGAAAGGGAAACACGCGAAAATAGCGAACGATGCTGAGCTTGGCGCAATACCTGACCTGATAAGACTTGTGTTATTAAACACTTGCCCGTTATTTATCTGCTGCAACTGGAAGAGCTGGTCAACCTATGAGCGGGCAATGATTGAGGCCGAGAAACCGCCAAAATCCTGTATCGTTTGGGATAAGAAGGTTCGCATCCAAAACCTCGATAAATTCTACAAACAACATGAGTTCATTGCGTACTATGGGCCATTCGGGGGCCAGAAGACGGTTGCTGGAGACGTGTGGCGCGTCGATAGGGAAGTAAGCTCAGACCATCCTACGGCGAAGCCCGTGGCCCTTATAGAGCAGGCGCTGGAATACGCTTCGATGCCCAAACAGATTATCCAAGACCTCTTCGGCGGCTCCGGTTCAACCCTGATCGCCTGCGAGAAAACGCGCCGCCGTTGCTTCATGATGGAGCTTTCGCCGGCCTACGTCGACGTGATCCGAATTCGCTGGGAACTGGCCACCGGCAAGAAAGCGGTTTTGAGTGTCTAAATACGATCTTTCCAGGCCTGTCGAGATGTCCGTCACGGCCAAGAGCAAACTTCGGATGCGCCGGGCCGGCCCGATCCAGGCGGACCGCCCTCCGAAGCGGATCGATAAGAAAAAGCTGATTGCCATGGCATCCATGAGCCTCACGCAGCGGGAATGCGCGGCGCTCCTCGGCTGCAGCGTCGATACCCTCCAGCGCAATTACAGTGAGGAGTACGAGCTGGGGAAGCTCAAGTGCTCCGCCTCCGTGCGTCGAAAGCAATTTGAGATGGGGATGGCCGGCAACGTTACCGCCCTGATCTGGATGGGGAAAAACCTTTGCGGCCAAAAGGATCGGTTCGAGGCCACCGGCGCCGACGATGGCCCGTTATTCCAGCCCGTCGATCGGGGGGACATCATTGAGAGAATTATTCGACAGGTTGAGGCTCCAGCGGAAACCATCCAATGACCTGCGGGCTCTTTTGGAATCAGTTCCGGATCAAGACCTTGAGGCGCTTTTTTACGATTGGCCCTCCTGGGCGCGGCCGAACCAGACGCTGCCCCTGGGCGAGTGGGCCGTTTGGCTGATCCTGGCCGGCCGCGGATACGGCAAGACGCGCACCGGCGCGGAGACGGTGCGGATCTGGAAACGGCAGGGATATTCCCGCGTCAATTTTGTTGCGCCGACGTCGGATGATCTCCGCGACGTGATGGTGGAGGGCGAGAGTGGAATCTTGGCCATCTGCCCGCGGGGCGAGCGGCCAAAATATCAGGTATCAAAGCGCCGGCTCACCTGGCCGGATGGATCCCGGACGCTACTATTCTCGGCCGAAGAGCCGGACCGGCTCCGCGGCAAACAGCACCAGAAGCTCTGGTGCTTTATTGCCGGGACGATGGTGGCCACGCCGTCGGGACCAGTCTCTATAGAATCCTTGCGTCCCGCAGATATAGTGTTGACTCGACAAGGAAGCAGCGCGGTGGCCTCGGTGTTGGAGCGTGTCGCGGAGGTCGGGAAAGTTACTTTTTCCAATGGCTCAGAATTGATCGGGACAAGCGAGCATCCGGTGTTAACATCTTGTGGATGGACGAGACTCGGCGGGCTATTCATTGGGCAAAACGTCGCGACGGCTACATTCTCGCCTACATTGGCGAGAAAAGGCCCAACGGAAAGAGACGGGCGGTTTATCAGCACCGCTGGGTTTGGGAGCGGGCGCACGGGATTATTTCGCCGAAATGCAAGATTCACCACAGGGACCGGAATAGGTCAAATAACGACATCTGCAACCTCGAATGCCTTACACACCAGCAGCATCAAGCGCTTCACGCTCCGACCCGAAAGAAGCATGGTCTCAGCGAGCGTCGGTACCCGGCGAACTGTTGCAAGTGTGGGAAGGCGCTTATCCTCAAAGCTCGGACGAGGGCGCCTAAATGCGTGGTTTGTCACCGCAGGATCGCGGATGAGAAAAGGAAGGTCGCCAGAATATGTCTTTATTGCGCGGCGCCCTTCCAGTCTCGCAAGGGTGGGTTTTGCAGTCAGCGTTGCGTCAACCTGGGAGCCCGTTGGAAATCAGGCGGTTTACAACCTAGCGGTTGAACGGGATCACGAATTCATCGCCAACGGCATAATTGTTCACAATTGTGATGAGCCTGCCTCTTGGAAATATGCCCAGGAGGCATGGGACCAGGCCATGTTTGGGCTTCGGCTCGGGAACAGTCCCCAGGCGGTCGTGACGACGACGCCGCGGCCGATCAAGCTGATCAAGGCGCTGATAGCGGATTCAAAGAGTGAGAATCCGACCGTGATCGTCACCCGCGGCACGACGTACGAGAACCGGCCCAACCTGGCGCCGGGCTTCTATTCGAAAATCATCACGGCATATGAGGGAACGCGGCTGGGCCGCCAGGAGCTCCTGGCTGAGGTGCTGGATGACAACCCCGGCGCGCTTTTCCACTTGGCACTGATAGAGGCCGCGCGCGTCCGGACGGCGCCGCCGTTGATCCGGATTGTCGTGGCGATCGATCCGGCCGTGAGCGCCAAAGAGGACAGCGACGAGACGGGCATCATCGTGGCCGCGATCGATGGGCGCGAGCCGGTGCATGTGTACGTGCTTGAGGATCTGAGCGGAATCTATACCCCGGATGAGTGGGCGAAGGTGGCGATCACGGCTTACCACCGCTGGCAGGCGGATCGCATCGTTGGTGAGGTGAACAATGGCGGGGACCTGGTGGAGGCCAATCTCCGCACCCAGGACAGCAACGTGTCCTATAAGGCTGTCCATGCAAGTCGAGGCAAGGCGATCCGTGCCGAGCCCGTGAGCGCCATGTATGAGCAGGGGCGCGTCCATCATGTCGGGATGCTGGCCAAACTTGAGGATCAGCAGACGAATTGGGCGCCGGCAACGGATAAGGACTCGCCCGATAGAATGGACGCTCTGGTGTGGGCCGTGACGGAGCTATGTGAAGGAACGAGCGGATGGGCCGGCTGGGCCAAGGGTGAGGCCGAGGGCGCCGCCAAGGCGGGGCATGTGCCGGCGCTGCCTGAGAATCGGATCCTCTTTGACGGATCGAATCGAGATATTTGTTCCTGCGGGTCGAAAGTTTGGATTACTATAGGCGACAAGCAGGTTTGCTTCAAGTGCCGGCTGCCCAGGCCCGGCCAGAACTGAGGAAACCATGGGAACTGAGGAATTCAAACTCCCGAAAATGTGGAAAGTTTACGACCTTGGCGGCGGCCAGATCGTGGCGCTGCCAATTCTTACACGCTGGCCAAAAGGATATGAGCAATCACGGCCACCGTTCGCCACGTGGGAAGGCAAAGCATTCGACGGCGCTGATGCAATCGACCAGGCCGCTGTCTACTGTTTTCTGCACGAGTTTCCCTGGTCCGGGACCACGTCGCCGCGGATTCGCTGGAGGTTGAGATGAAGACGGTCCTGGAATCCAACATCGCTTTTGAAGATGAACTCCTCGAACGCTGCCGGGCTCAGTTTCCCGAGCGCGATGCGGCGGCCACTGTCGACCGCATGCTCTTTCAGCTAGAGTGGGAGCACCGGCGCATCCAGAAGATCGTGCGCGCCATGATCCAGGAGGCGCCCCATGCCCTGTGAGCGGACCGAATGGATGTGCGGGCGGTGCGGCTCAAGCATCTCGTTTGAAGAATGTGAGCATTGTGGAGGCGAAGGCGTGACGTCGCACGACTGCGGCGAGGATTGCTGCTGCTGCCTTGATCCGGAAGACAATGTGGCCTGCGGTGCCTGCGGCGGATCCGGCGCCTTTCCTTTATGTTTGTCTTCACCCGAATGGTGCGAAGGGCATCCACTGCCGGGAAGAGAGGCAACGAAATGCAGCACACCGGAGAGTTTCACCGTACAGGCCCGGATCGAGGCGCTGAACACGGAAGGCGGCGAGCTCTGGGAAGAGCTCAGAGGGGGCGAGTGATGAGCAACGGATATTTGTTGGCGAAGTGCGCGTCCTGCCAGATCGAGGGCATGACGATCGCGGTTTGGGAATTGAAGCCTGGTGCGCGGGGCAATATGGCTCAGTCATTCACTGCTAGTTACCGGCTCTGCCCTGACTGCGCCAGGCGGTGCGAAATACTCAAGGCGATCAAGTTCAGGGCCGAGCCCAGGGCGACCCGAGGCGGTATGCTCCGTGGGTCCGCCTACCTGATCGTTTACGCGAAAACACTTTGGGTGCTTGAGAAGATCCCCGAGGCGAAGGCATCATGAGCTCGGGAATCGTGGCGACTGAGGATCTGAAGGAATGCCCCGGCTGCGGTGCGCCGGCGACGAGGATCGGGGATCGCCAAAGGATATGCAACGGATGTGGGCTTGACTGGATCGTGGTTACGCCTGAGGATGAACTGGAGGCGGAGGCGGAGCGCAAGGTTCGCGGCCGCGAACATGCCGAGGAGCACGGCCGCGGCCGGCCAATCGCAAAGGAGCAACTCAGATGGTAGATAACTGGCATGATGCGACCGCGACCCTGGTGCTCGGGATTGCCTTCGTTGCGGCGATTGTGGGGCTCTTTGTGGCCCTCCGGATCGTGGCATACATCCTGGCCGGCTGGCGCCGCCGTCGCATGGAGCGCGCCGCCTGGCGCGCGCACGTTGACCGCATGGGAGGCCGCTGATGTTGCTTGCCATTGGCACGGGCGCCGGCTGTTTGCTCGTCGGTGTCTTCATCGGATGGAAGATCGGCATGTGGGGCTTCGTTGCGGCCCTTGAGCGCAATCTTACCCCAGACCAGCGCGCGCAGTTGGCGGCGTGGAATATCGCGGGCCACTATCGGGAGGATTACTGTGCAAAAGCCCGGTAAGTTGCAAAAGCCGGTCATCACCGGCGTCCTGCGGAAAGATGCGACATGCCCTCATGGGAACGTGCATCTTACGGGGCCAAAGGGCGTCTGGCGCTGTACGCTTTGCGGCGAGCTGGTGAGCCAGCACTATCCCAAGCCGGGGAGGGGCGTCGATCTATGAGGATCGAAGTCAAACGCGATCCGTGGAGCATCCAGGCGACCTGGAATCCCTTCACCTTTGCTTCGATCGCACCAGGCCCAGGAATTGCTTTCTATCGATGCGTCGGGGATGGGCTGATCTTGAAGGCCCCATGGTGTGAGGCCTTATTCAGTGAGCGCAACGGGTATAGGCTCCCGCTTTTCTCGCTGTTCGGGTTCCGGATCTTCCCGCTGAAAGCCCAGGAGCTGGTCAGAGAAGAGGGCAAATGCTCATTCCCGGTGGTCTGAGGTCACAAATCTTTCTTTCGGTCTGCGCGCTGGTGGCCCTGATGCTGGGCACGTTACTCCGATGGATCGTCCCGGTGATGGCTTGGATCTATCGGCGTTTCCCCTGGCTCATGGTGGCTTATCGGCGCCGGCGGATCAATCCGCGGGAGCTCTGCCTGGCCTGTGGTTTCGCGGGGCGGAAAGACCTTCGATTCGATCCGATAGAAAAGGTTGTGATTATTCAATGCCCGCAATGCCAGGCTTGCTGGTCGCGCGCGCCGCTGGTCAATGCTTCCGTCTGGGCGAAGCCGATCGCGGAGGAGTAAGACTGGTATCATGCCTCTGAGCGGGTTCCGACCCGATTAGGAGAGGGTGATCATGGCCAGTTTCGTGAAATCCGTACAAGAGGCCTTCGCGCCGATGTTCCGGCCGGCCGGCACGCTGATTGAGGGCGTCAACCCATCATCCTGGGCGAGCCCGAATAATCCGATCCGGCCAACCGCCCAGCTTGCCACCGGCGTCCGAACCTGGGATTTCCGCCCCGGGATCAACCTCAATTTCACGCCCCGCGGCGATTCTCCCATCACCTTTCAGCAACTAAACAACGTGGCCAACAGCTTCGACCTTTGCCGGCTGATCATCGAGCGTAGAAAAAACCAGGTTGTCAACCGGCCCTGGGTGATCAGGGTCAAGACCCAGCCCGGCGAGCTCAAGGCCCAGAGGCTCAAGCGGGAGGGTACGACGCCTAACGTGGCGCGCGTCTCAAAGTTGCTCCGCTTCCCGGATGGATACCACCCTTTCGATAAGTGGATCCGAATGTGGCTGGAGGATCTTCTGGTGTATGACGCGCCGGTGATTTCCCCGGTTCAGAACATGCTGGGGGACGTGATGGCTCTCAGAACAATCAGCGGAACAACGATCACGCCGCTGGTCGATCAACAGGGCTTTGTTCCGATGCCGCCGAGCCCGGCCTTTCAGCAGATCATTCTGGGGATCCCCACCTCGAACATGATCGCCGCGGGCTGGCAAAAGACGAAAGACGGAAAGGGATCGGAAAAGGGCTTCGCGGCCGATGCGCTGTTTTACTCGCCGATGAACCCGAGGAATAACAGCCGGTGGGGCTTCGGTCCGATCGAGCAGATGGTCACCACGCTCGCCATTGCTGCCAACCGCCAGACGTTTTTTCGGAGCTATTACACCAGCGGCAACGTCCCCGAGGGCCTCTTGAGTGTCCCGGAGACGTGGGACACGAAACAGATCAAGGAATTCCAAAACTGGTTTGATTCGATCCTGGCCGGCAACTTGCAGCGCAAGCGCCGGATTCTCATTGTTCCGGACACCAAAAAGGGCATCCAGTTTTCAAAGACCGAGGCGCTCACGGATACCACGGACGAGTACCTTATCCGGGTTGTAGCCTTCGCCTTCGGCATTTCGCCATCGAATCTGGTCAAGCAGGTTGGCCACCAGTCAACCAACAAGGAGCAAACCGACACGAGCCAGGAGGAGGGCCTGGAGCCGATTCTGAAGCACATCGAGGTTGAACTGAATCGGGTGATCGAGTTGGGCCTGGGCGCGGAGGACGTAGAGTTTGCCTTCGCCGATGCGCGCGAGGTGGATCCGCTCAAAAAAAGCCAGGTGGACGTCGCTTACATCAATTCGGGAACCTACACCAGGGATGAGATCCGGGAGGCCAATGGAGATGATCCGCTGGGCGTTCCCCAGGGCGCCATACCGGGAATCACCACGGCAACCGGCTTTGTTCCGCTGGATGCGCCGGTCGCCGATCCTAATGCGGATCCGGAGGATGATGGAACGCCGCCAAAGGGGCAGCAGCCACAATCCGGCGCGGCCCGAAACAAGGTTCGGAAGGCGGCCGCCCTCAAGATCGTGGCCGGCGATCTGACGCCGCGGAGCACTCAAGCGCGCCAGGCCATGGATCGCAAGCTGGGCCAATTCCTGAAGAACCAGGGGATGAGGGTCGCCAAGGCGGCACGGGGCGAGTACATCGCTCAGAAGGCGGTCGGCGGCGGAAAGCTTGCCAAGGGCGACGCCGAGGATGATCGGAACAAGGCTCTGGTGATTCTTGCCATGCTGCAATGGCAGTATCCGGATCTTTATGCCGCCGTACTGCCTTACATGGAGGAGGCGGCCGGGCAGGGTGCCGAGGCCGGCGCTTATCAGATGGCAGCCCACCAGGGCGCCAACCTGAATGATGTCCTCGAAGTTTCACTGGGGAAGGCCAAGGCGGCGGCCGCCGATCGCGCGGCGGAGCTGGTGGGCCTCAAGAAAGATGATACCGGCGCGCTGGTGGAGGATCCGGCGGCGCAATGGGCCATGTCGACGACCGCCAAGGCTAACGTCCTGGAAACGATCAAGCAGGCCATCCGAGAGGATTGGAGCCCGGCGGACCTTGAGGCCGGAATCCAACAGCTTGATCTCTTCAGCGAGGATCACGCCGCCATGATCGCGGATAATGAGATCACCCGGCAACAGGCAAGCGGCCATTTACAGAGTTGGCTCTCAAGCGGTAAGGTTCTTGAGTACACCTGGACGGTGGCGGATCTGGGCTGCTGTCCGCTTTGCTTCAGCTTTTCCATGCTGGGCTCGGTTCCCGTGGGTTATGAATTCGCCCCGATGATCTGGGCTCCCGGCGCGCATCCGTTCTGTAGGTGCTGGCTCACGGCATCGAAGTTCAAACCAACTGAGGAGGATTGATTGAGACGCTTTAAGAAGTGGCATCTGTGGGCCATCCTGGCCGGCGTTTTCTTCGTGGTTCTGATCTATACCGCGCAACCGGAAAAGATCATCCAGGCGCTTATAGCATCGGGTCTTTTCCTGGCCGCCGTCGTGGCCGCAACGATCGCGCATGAGGATGGGGAGACCGAGCCGGTTTTTGCCATCTGTGAAAAGTGCGGCGCGGCGCTGCCTCCGGATGAGGCAGAGCGCCACGAGGATTGGCATGAGAGGCTGCGGCGGGCAGTGGATGGGATGAAGGCCCTAACCGATGGCTAGACCCAGAGTTCGCCACAAAGTGATCCTCTGCGCGCTGGATGAGGTCGAGGCAAAGCTGGACGCCAGCGCCCAGGAGTTTGAACTCTTAGGGCAGAGTGCGTATCAGGTGGGCATTGGGTTCGGCGCCAAGGTAAACGTCTTGCTGATCCTCAAGCGGATCGATCCGGAGATCGGAAAATGAAGCTTATTTGCTCGAAGTGTCAAAGCCAGATTGAGATTCCGGCCGTCAGCGATCCCCAGGTGATTAACCGCCCAGGCTTGAGCCTCATTATCATCGAGCACCCTCAGACTGGCTATTGTGCGACCTGCGATATGCGCGTGGCCGCCTACGTGATGGGCGCGCAGGTTTCCATTGTCGGGGCTCATGTGCCGCCGGGTCCGAGCCCGATTCTCATAGCAAAGGAGATGCCCCTTGTCCATGGATGAGTTGGCCAGAATCGAGATGGAGGAAGGTCTTTACGATAAGGTCCCTGTCGGCACCGCCGAGCCGGCGGAGAGCGATGCCTCCATCATGGCGCGCCTGGTCTTTGACTGGGATGGCACGATCAGTACCGACCAGCTTGAGGGCATTCCGGGGGAGCTGATACAGCGGATTACCTCTCCTGGGTTCGTGGCCATGGCCAAGGCCCAGATAGCGAAGGCGCGCGGGATACAGAAGACCGGGCGGCGTGAAATGAAGCGGCCGCCGGTAATGCTTTACACAAATAAAGGCGGCCCCAACCGAAAGCAAAGGCGCATCCTGGCGGCCGGGCTCAAATAGCCCTGTGCTAAGATTTCCGGTGTATCGGAGGCTTTGCCGCCATGACTCTCATTCTTCCGAATCCAGCCTCCCCTGAAAAAACGCTCAATGCGCTGGTGCTTGCTGTCCAGGCTCTCCAGACAACCGAAGGGATCACGGCGCTAACCGGCGACGTGACGGCCAGCGGGATTGGCTCGGTTGCGGCGACGGCGGTGAAGATCCCGCCGGGCGTTACTCTCACCGGCACCCCCAGCATCGGGAAGGTGCCAACAGCCACCGGCGCCGCTGCCGCAACCTGGCAGACGCCCGCGGGCATCACGGCGCTAACCGGCAACGTGACCGCTAGCGGCCCTGGATCGGCGGCCGCCACGCTGGTTTCCATTCCGGCCGGGGTTGTTCTTGCCGGCACCATTCCGGCCACCAGCGGCGCGCCATCTACCACGCCAGCATCTGGCACCATGGCCTTCGATCCAGCGACCGGCACCCTCTACATCTACAATGGGACGGCCTGGAAGGCTACGGTCCTCGTCTAAGGAGCGCCATGAAGTTCGAGAAATTCGTTCCATTGACCAAGATGGAAGAGCAGACGGATGGAACGCTATTCGTTTATGGCACCGTGACAGCCGAGCAGCCCGACCTCGAAAACGAGGTCTGCGATTATGCCGGGACAAAGCCATTTTTTCAGGCGAAAACGGCCAGCATGTTCAAACTTACTTCCGCCGTGGATGGTATGACGCCCTCAATCATGCCCATGCGGGAGATGCACCAACTCAAGGCGATCGGCGCCGGGCGGACGATCGATTTTGACGATGCCAACAAGGCCATCAAGATGGGTTTTCAGGTGGTAGATCCCGTTTCTGTGCTTAAGTTCAAGACCGGGGTACTGATCGGCTTTTCCCAAGGCGGCGCTTATGTCGGCGAGTTGGTCGCAGATCCGAAGTTCCCAGGGTGCAAGCGGTACGTGGCTGATCCCGCCGAAGTCTCGGCCGTAGACTCGCCCTGCCTTCCGCAGGCGCTGGTGGAGACGATGAAGGGCCGGACCGTTACGTTGGCAAAGGCAGCCGGGGTTACTGAACAGGTTCCTTTGCAGATTCTTGGAGTTGACCAGGCCCGTTTGATCAAAATGGAACGTGAATTGGCCATCCTACAGGAACTCCTGAAAGAGAAGAAAACCAAGCGCGTCGATGGTGAGGATCTAACCAGTTCCTGTTTTGCCTTTGTCGGCGATCCCGAGGATACATCGACGTGGAAACTGCCCATCAAGTTCTCGGATGAGGAAAAGACGAAGACCCACATCCGGAATGCTCTGGCCCGGTTCGGGCAGACCGAAGGCATGAGCGAAGAGGAGAAAAAGGCCGCCAAGCGAAAGATCATGGCCGCGGCAAAAGAGCACGGGATCGATGTCTCGGACACCGATAAGGCAGCCATTGGAATGGTGTGTGCTAAGATTTCCCTCGAAAAGGGGCTTTATCAGGTAGGCGATTTCGCCAGCCTCATTGAAAACCTCCACTGGCTCTGTTTGCAGGCCGAATGGGAGCGCGATTATGAGGATGATGGGAGCAAGGTTCCCGGGGGGATGCGTGAGGCCTGGCTGAGTCTCCTCGCAGAGTTCAAAGCCATGGCAGTCGAAGAGGCAGATGAATTGGCCGCAGAGGCCGGAAAAGGGGAAAAGGGCATGAAGATCACGGATCAGGCCGGACTCACCAAAGCGGCAAAGACGGTGCACGATCACCTGGAAAAGCTGGCGGAGATGCACAAGGCCCAGGGCGAGCACATGAAGAAGTCCACGGATGCCATGGAAGAGAAGCACAAGGCGGTGGGCGAGCACATCGAGAAATGCATGAAGGCCGCCAAGGATGCCATGGAGGGCAACGAGCCCGAGCCGGGCGAAAAGGGCGACAAGGCCATGGAGGCCCAGATGCTTGAGTTGAAGAAATCGCTCGCTGATCTGGTCGCCAAGTTGGCGGCAACGCCGGCGACCGGCGGCGCTCACAGCGGCAACATCGATCCCCTGGCCAAGACAGCCACCGGCTTCGAGGAGCTTGAGGCATCCAGCATCACTCACTGAGTGATCCGGGCGGTCCGGGATTAAGGGCCGCCCGTTTCCAAGATTCGCGGGGTTGCTGCCCCGTCCACCCATAACCCAAACCGCCGGTAAGAGGAGCATTTCCATGCGCCAATCCGGCATTTCACAGGCAAATTTCGCGCAACTGGCTTCAAAGACTGACATGGGGCGCGTGGAGGAGCTGGTCCGCGAACATGGCGTGAAGAAATTTCGCCAGTACGTTCAGGACAATCTCCGGAAGTTCAAACTGAGCGACCCTCGGTGCCTGGCCAAGTCCAGCACCACGGTTGGCATCACGACCGGCCTGGATCTGGTTTTCATCGATCTGCGCGCGCCGGCTTACATGCTGGACCCGATTTACACGCCGATCCGTAACACCACGCCGCGGTGGGACAGGGTCAACGACGGTTACGGTGTGCAGCCTCAATGGCGCGCGATCTCCTCGCTCGACGCGACGAGCACTCCCCCGTTCGTGTCCGAAGGCAACACGAACGCCAATAGCTCTTTCACCAGCCTGAACTTTTCGAGCCCTTACGTGACAATGGGCACCAACGACTTTGTCACCTATGAGGCGATGTCCGCCGGCGAAGGCTACGAGGATGTGCTGGGGGATGGCAAGATGATGGAGCTGCTTCGGTTCGTCCGGATGCAAGAGCGGACCTACGTGGGCGGCTCCGGCACCAGCGCCTCCAATGGCGCACTCCAGCTCAGTACCACCAACACCCCGGTGGGCGTCCTTTCCGCACTGAACAATAGCAGCTACGTGACCGGCGTCCTGCCGGTGGGCAGCTATGCGGCCGCCTATGCCGTGGCGCTGAACTATCGCGCGATCACCAATCCGACCAATACGGTAGCGGCCGGGATCACGACTCAGTTTCTCCGGACGAATTCCGACTCATCGAGCGACGTGATCAATGGCGGAACGGCCATCGTCTCGGCCGCTTCAAATGTTGTCGGCCCCACGGTCTCCGGGACCAAAACCATCCAGTTCTCTTGTGTTCCCCAGGCCGGTGCGTGGGGATATGCCTGGTTTGTGCAGATCAACACCGCCGCCACTTTTTCGCCCTCCGCCGCCAGCGCCAAGCTGTCCGGGATCACGGCCGGAATCTCCAGCTTCAACTACTTCGGCCAAACTCAGGGCACCCAGACCGCGGCGTATGCGGGCCAGGGAGGCTATGCCGGCTTTGCCTCGGATCTGTCCACCAACCCTCTGGACCAGGATGGGCTTCTCACGATTGCATCGAACTCCGCCTACACCATCGGGCTGCCAACCTGGACGTATCCCGCCAACAGCACCCAGACCGCTCTCCCCGGCGGCGTGGATCTGCACGGCGCCGGGCTCACCAATGGCGGCCTGGTGGGCTCCGTCACGGAGATTGACAACGTCCTGTTTGCCATCCAACAGGCCAGTCTCACCAGCCCGACCCGGATTTACCTGTCCACCGATCAGGTACCGGGCTTCCGCTCGGCCTTTATGGTGGGCGCGACGGGCTCGACCGCGATGAATTTCTTCTTTGCCGGCGGCGGCCCAAAGACGGATGGCAGCGGAATCAGCGTCAATCAACACATCGCCCAGTATCACAACATTTTCTCGCTTGCGGGCGGCAGCTTCATCGACATCGTGCAGCATCCTTACTTGCCCAAGGGCACGATCCTGTTCGATGTCGACAACCTGGGCATCGCGTATGACAACAGCCGGCTCGGCGAAACCCGCGGCGTTTTCGTGCGGCGCGATACCTATGGGATCGAGTTCGCACAGACCAGCCGCAAACTTCCCTTCGGCGTGTATTCGGAAGAGGTCCTTGCCGTCAAGACTCCCCAGCTCCTCGGCTACATCAAGGGAGCCGGCCCATACGGACAGGCTGCTCTGTTCTAACCAGGTATGGGGAGCGGAGCCCAAACCGGCGCGGCCCCGCTCCCCAGGCCCGGAACCCAGCAAGGTTCCGGGCAACCATTTTCAATCGCGGAGGTTTTCCAAGTGATCACCCTAATTTTGGTTGTGCTCGTCCTGATGCTTTTCACGGATGCTTACCGCGCTCCGGAACCGCATTACCGCTATGGCTTTGGGATTTTGGGCGTGTTGCTGTTCGCTCTCCTGGCTTGCTTGCTTTTGGGAGTGATTCACAGCAGCTAATCGCAGAGACGGCCGGAGCGTCCCACGGCGGAGCGTGATGGCCCAGCGGGCGGGCTTTCACAGAGTTCGCCCGTGATATTTGAAGGTGGGATGCATGGGCGCGAACGTCATAGACTTGACCACGGTGGCCGCGGTAAACAGTTGGCTGAATCAAGGCTCGACGGTCGACGCGGCGATCATCCAGGGCGCGATAACCGCCTTTTCCCGTTTCGTTCTCACTCTGACCGGCCGCAATAATCTATCGCAAATTCAGAGCTATTCGGAGATGTACGATGGCACGGGCGGCGCGCGCCAGCACCTCCGCAACTATCCCATCCTTTCCGTCTCCAGCCTTATGATCGGCACGACCGCACTGCCCCAAAGTCTCGACCCAAGCAAGCCGGGGTGGGTAATCGACACCAGCGGTCTCCAGGCGGCTCTGGCACTGCGTTCCGGGGGCGGGGGGGAGCGCGCATGGGCAGACGGGGCAGGGGGCGGCCGCGGGGGCTTTTGGGGTGGGTACGGAAACGCGCCGCCGCTCGGATACACGCCTTATCGGTTCTCTGAGGGCATTATGAATGTGGCGGTAAGCTACACCGCCGGATATGTGCTCAGCGTCCCGGCCGAGGGTGGAACGGTCCCGGCGAGCCCCGGACCCTACATTCTTAGCGTCGCGAATGCCGCGAACTTCTATGCCGATCAGGGCGTTAAGCTTGCAAACGGAACCGCGCTCGTGGCTGTGGTCTATCCGGCGGCGCCAGGCGCTGGCCAGTACAACGTGAACCCGGCAACGGGCCAGTACACTTTCAATTCCGCCCAGGCCGGTGCGGCGGTAAACTTTGCGTATCAGTACGGTGGGACGCCTTATGATCTGGCCCAGGCAGCCACCGAGCTCGTGGCCGCGCGCTATAAGTCCCGGCAATGGATTGAGCAGGTTTCCCAGGTGCAGCCGGGCATCGGTACCACCGCTTACAGCCGGCTTGGGATTCCGCCGCAGGTGGGCATGATCCTCGAACACTACAAAACGAGGCACATTCCGCAATGACCCTTGTTACCCTCACCGTCGACGCCGATCTGGCCGCTGCTCGTTTGGCGGGCAAAGAGGAGACACTACGCGATGCCATTGAGTTCACACTCGATGGGTTGGGACGCCAGCTTTTTGAACGGGTCCAAGCGAAGCTTTCTGGTGAGGTGCTACAGGCTCGCACCGGTCAACTCCGCGGTGCGGTTGACCTTTGGAGCGCCCAGTTCATTGGTGCCGTCTGCGGCGTGTATGTCGGGATCCAGGACGAAGATCCGGCCTGGCTGGTGGGCATGGTGCATGAGTATGGCGGGAAGGAGTATTACGACATCTATCCCCACGAGGCGATTTACAATGCGGCCGGTCTGAGCGGGCAGGGCCGGATCTCGCCACACTCCGCGGAGGATTCGCCGGCGCTTCTCGAAGGCCGGCTCCCACACACGCTCCGGTGGGTCGGTCCGGAGGGGATCGTGTTTGCCATGCACGTCTGGCACCCTCCGGCGAAGGAACGGTCTTACCTGCGGTCAAGCCTGGCCGAGATGGAGGCGGAGGCCGTGGGAGAAATCAAGGGCATCTTGGCGGAGGTGCTGGCCGCATGAGCAAACCATTCATTTCAACCGAAACGATCTTTCAGAACCTCTTTTCGCTGGTGAGCCAGACGACGCTTTTGGATACCTCCGGGAATCCAACGGGAACGGCGGCCTTCGCTACCACCAGCCGGCGCCTTCCCCAGGTCTCGAATGTGGGCCAGGCGGAACAGCCGGCCATCTATCAGCTCGAATTGAATCAGGATGTGATCGAGAAAACCCAGGGCGCGGCGAGCTATGAGCTCCACTGCGATCTGTTCGTCTTTTTCCGCAATACGGGCGGCCCGAATGAGGTGGCATCGAGCCAGATGAACGCGCTTCGGGATGCAGTGATCTATCAGCTCCAACAGGCCACGCTGGCGGCCGATGGGGTGACGGTGGTTCCTCTCCTGGGCGGGCAGCGCCAGACGCTCGGAGGCGTGGTTTATCATGCACGGGTGAAGGGGACCGTGCTTCAAAATGAGGGCACCCAAAATAACCAAGGTGCTATCGTGATTCCAGTTTCGATCCTTCGCGGGATGTAAGGGGCTGTGAACCCCTAAGAACCAAAGCAGCGATCCGCCGAATTTAGCAAAGGGAGCACCTCAAATGATTCTTCCAGGCTTGCAATTCGGCTCCGGCGTGGTTCTTGCGGTTCCGCAGTCCAGTTCCGGGAATCCTCCCGTCAACCCCACGCCGCTGGGCCTGGGCGTCCTGCAAAACGTGAAAATGACCCTGGGCGCGGAAATCAAGACGCTCTTCGGGCAGAGCCAATGGGCCGTCGACTCGGCCGTGGGCAAGCGCACGATCAAGGGAACCTTTGAGCTCGCCCAGGTCTCAAACACGCTCATGAGCCAGCTTTTCTTTTCGGATGCGCCGGTCGCGAACGTGCTCGAAACGACCGCTTATCCCGGCGAGGCTCACAGCGTCCCGGCCTCCTCAGGGCCTTATACCATCGTGGTCACCAACGCATCGCCCGGCCCGATCGTTGATTGGGGTGTGACGTATGCGGCCACCGGGCAGCCGCTCGTGAATGTGGGATCCGGCTCGCTTGCCGCCGCGGGGCAGTACAAGGTTGTTCCTTCCACCGGAACTTACACCTTTGACGCTGCCGATGCGCTCGCTGCCATCTTGATCAATTACGAGTGGCCTGCGGCACCCGCCCAAGGAACGACGCTGACAGTTCAGGCTCACCCCATGGGCTTTGGCCCGGTCGTGGCTCTGAATATCGTCTTTCCCTATGAGGGCGGCGGAATCGGCTTCT